GCCGCTTTCTAATGGAGAAGACAATGTGATTATATTTGTGCTACCGTCTAATTTGATAATTTCATCATCATATGTATTATCAAATGTGTCCCACGGCAGATCACTAAATCCGCCTACGCCAAACCCTTGTTCGCCGCCAAAGTCAAAGCTATCATACAATGCGCCTTCGTATTCAACACCGGTCATTAGTTGGCTAAATTCTTTGCCAGGCATGCCTGTTGTTGGATCATATTCGTAGAATATTCTATCTGCTGCGTGTAACAATGCTGTATCTTTTTTGTATTTTACAACAAGTGTATCATCAATTTTTGGTTCAGTAACTAGTGTAATTTCACCTATGTATCTGTCGTAACCTTTTGTAGTATCAAGTTTATTAACAACACTATATTCAGTATCTAATAATTCAACATTGTTGAGTAATACAGAGTATGTTGTAATATTTTGATTAATTGGCCATTGTAGTGTAAAAATTTCCTGGGCACCTGTGCCTGCAAATGTTTCAGTTTTGTCAATTGTTTCAAAGTACTTTTTACCGCTAATACGATCAAATTTTACAGTCATATGTGTGCTTCGCACATTTGGATTACCTAGTACTGCGGTTGCTCTAACTGATGTGCCGTCATTTGATTGATTGCCCGAAACTGTAATAGTCGGTGCAGATAAAACTCTACTACCTTTATTTAAGATTTCAATACTCTTGACTTTACCCTTGGCAACATATGCTTTTGCAGTTATTCCACTTTCGCCACTTATAGTAACCGCCGGTGTATCATAAAAGCCACTGCCGCCATCGGCAACGTCAATTCTTATAATTTCGTATGTGTTGTTATCAACCCAATTTTTATAAGGATATGTAAAATATTTTTCCCAAAGATTTGTTACTTCGTTGTTGTTAAACTTAGCAGCACTTGGAGTGATTTTCCCGCCAATATAACTTGGTGGCAAATCAAAGTCAGAAATTATACTTTGCGTTGGTTCAATCTTTTGATATGCACTAATGTACTCTCTTACTTTTGTTTTAAATGGTTTTACTTCGTTGATATAATCTTGATAATTTTCAAGATTATCGTTTTGATATGCAACTTTTTGTGTTAGATCTCCAACATTGTGTTTGGCACGTAAGAAACTAGACTTAAATACCCAATCAACGTTATCCTGTTCTGATAGAACATATCTAACACTTGCAAAGAATAATTTATTATATTCAACTGCTAAATCACTAACAAATATGTTAGTTTTAATTGCATCAATAATATTACGCAATTCGTTTACTGGTTCTCTATCGTAAAAAGTAGTATCATAAACTCCAGCATCGTATCCGGTAGTTTCTGTAGTATAATTGTAAATTACATCTAATAATTTAATTGTTCCATTTTCTCGACCAACTGTATCGTAATTAATAGTGTAATCTTCAGTGTCTTGGTTGTCTGTTTTCTTTAATAACAGCCAGCCGCCTGTACCAATGTTTTTAATTTTTACTACATCGCCAATTGAATTATCTAATCCAAATAGTTGATAACTTCCATCTATAACTTGATGAATTACAGTTGACTCACTGTACCCCGGTGCATACCAATCAGCGTAATTCCAATACTTTGTTGTATCAAAACTTTGGTTGTCGGTTCTTTCCCAGGCTGCTGTAGTTTTATTATAAATGTAAATTGTCCAGCGTCCGCCAATTGTTTCATCAGCTGTGACCAAAACACTAAACGGTCTTACTTTTAAGAAAGTAGTTGGTGTATAATCGTATCCTTGATCTTTCACCGTAACACTAGTAATTTGTCCATTGCTATTAATTGTAGATATTATCTCAGCATTTTTACCGGTAACATCTTCAATTTCAATACTTGGTGCTGTTTTATAACCATTGCCTGGATTATTAATAGTAACACCAGTAATTTTACCAAATTCAACTACAGGAGTTAGAACTGCTTGTGTATTCTTTGCAGTACCAACAAATTGCAATTCGCTAACAGTATCAATTTGTCTATCAAAGTTTCCTTCAGCAGCCAATGGTAATGGATCAACTAATAAAAGTTTGCTTATATCGTAGTTGTCAACAATTAAGTTTTTAACAAATACACTGTTTATTCTATCAACAAATTGTTTAACTGCTTCAACACGATTAATAAACATACTCTGACGTGGCTGATTTAGAACTCCGTATTTTTTTGTGTCTGATAGTGTAATATCAGGTACTGGATTTCCAACATTATCGTAACCAATTAAACTATCAATCCATTTTTGTTCAATAGAGGCATTTGGCATTGACAAATCAAGACCTTCAGTCATTAAGTCATATTCTCTATGAATTGGAACATTAATTGTTGTATCTTTTTCTTTTCTAAAATGCAAAATAGTATTAGTTTCTTGTACTAAATTTTTACAATTATAAAGTGCAAATTTATTATTTTCTAACAACGAAACAAATCTATATCCTGTACCAGCCGGATCTGCTATTAAGTTTGATATAGATTCGCAACTTAATGAGCGTCCTGCAACACGAGGTACAATTTGTGCATTTTCAACCCAATAGTAATATTTGGTTGTAAACCCTTGTTTTGTTCTATCATAAACTTGCTTACTGCTAACTGTGTCGTCGTCATATAAAGCTGTACCGCTTATGCCTTTTGTGTAACCAGCAGTTGTACCTGTTTGTGCATTCCACTCACTCGGTAATAAGTTAGTTTCAACCCATTCACAAACTTGTATACGTGAGTTAGGCAATAATTTATTAAATGTATTTGTTCGATACTGACTATTACCTTGATAAGGGTTGTACCAACTTGCTTCCTTAAGGTTCCACCAAAGTTTTCCAACATAACGATCGGTCCAATTTGATTGAACATCGACAATAACATCACTAGTATCACTAGACGACGAATATGTAGCTGGATCGTACCATGTTTTAAAACTTAGCTCTTGTTCTGCAGGTCCTGCAATTTTACCCTGTCGTGGATCAATTACGTCTAATCTTTGAATTATGTCAGCAGTATCTTTTGCATATAAAAATACTTGTTGCAATTGTTCAATATTTGGTTTAGCAATTTGTGTTGTAAGTTCGCTCCAAGTATTTTTACCTGTTGCAAAACTAAAGTCAACTAGTAGTCCCGGATTTGGTGATGTTACATACCTTGGGTCATTATTGTAAGGCCTAGGCATAGCTGTTGCAACTATTGTTGGAATATTTAAATATAGATGATTGTCATTTAAGACAATATTTTCCATTTCGTGGGTAGCAGTATTGCGGCTATAGTCAACATCTTCGGCATACACATACAAATCATTAATTTCTTGGAATAAAATAATTCTTCCTGTATCTGGAATAATTTTTTTAATATCTGTATTACCGTTATCTAATAACATTCCGTTTTCATCAAATGTTGTCATTTCAACTAAATCACTATTTTTACCAGTAATTGCTAATTTGTTTTTACTAAAACTTACACTTGATCCAAACGCTTCGCATTTGTCGGTATACGGACTTCTAATATTTTGTTGTAGTTCATACACATTATTTGAATTTTGTTTATATACATAAACTGTTCCTGCATCAGTGTCAACATCATCGTTGTAAGGTGCAGCAACGGCAATTTTTGTACCATCGTCGTTGATATCAAAATTCTTGCCCCAAGTTTCTCTTTTTAATACATCTTCGTCAAACGATTGAATAAATTTCCATCTATCTACTGGTTGGTGATAAACAGTTAATCTACGTAATCCATTTACTGTTGAGCTAACAACAATTTTATCACCTAAAGTATCAATTGCAATTTTTTCACCAAAATTTTCTTCACCAGTGTCTAAGTCTCCGTCAAGATCCTGATCTCTATTTGGAACAAATCCTGTGTGTTCGATATCTTCACTTATTTTCCAACTTGCAATATCGGTTGGCAATTTTTGTCCTGTTGGTGTTGATGACGGTCTTTCAACTAGTGCTTCGTATAATTGTCCTTGATAGAAAACAATATCAGTTGTTCTATACTCTTCGTTTTGATCAAACACACCTTTATAATTACGGTTGCGTGTCCAGCGCCAGTCTGTATCATATTCAAAGAAATACACTCGTCCTTGTCCTGCGCCAGTTGCACCAACAAATAATTTATAGATACCATTACTAGTTTTTCTAATTTGTAAAGTTGTACCAAAATTTTCACTAGCATTTGGATCAGGACTTGTCATAACAATTTTTTGTTCATATTGACGGGTTTTGTCATCAAGTTCGTAAATATAAATTACACCTTGATTACTCAATCCTGAAGATGTTCCAACTCCGGCAGGAATATAATATGCTGGTTCCCAATCTCTATTGTCGCTAGTTCCAATTGAACTACTATCACTTGCATCAGTGTGCCAATTGCTTACGTCATTTTTAGCACGCCACAAGGTACCTCTATCAACAACAATATCTCCTGTAAGATATGCTTCAGTAGGATCTAGTGTTCCTTTAAATTGTGATAGTGCATTATCGGCTAATGGTGCGCCAACTACAATAAACTTACTGTCAGGTGATACAGCAACACTTGTTCCGTATCCACTATTGTCGTCAGTAGCATCAGTTGCTGACAGTATTTGATCATTTGTAAATGCAAAGGTTGGCGAGTTTCTACGCTTAATTGTTGCAGTGCCTGTAAAATCTAAAGACGCATCGTTAGGATCTCCAGTGACTAAAGTTGTATTTGAATTGTTTATATCAGTTGATTTAGCAAATGTTGTATTAGCATTAGCATATTCTTGTTGCAAACTTACAATACTGTTATTTTCGTATACACTAAAGTTTCCAGTACCGTTGTTGTCAATCCATAATCTGTCTTTTTGATCTTTTTGTATATCTTCAATAAGATTATTTAAATCTTCAATGTTTGCAAATCTACGCTCAACAAATCTACTTAAACTTGCTCCGCCAACTCCACTAAAGCTATCATCTTCTTCTTCAAAATCAATTTCACCGTCAGTGGTTGATACTGCAAATGTAATAGTGTTTGCTAATACATCTGATACTTTATAGAATCCTTTAAAATTTGGAATACTTGAAAAAATACCAATTATATCGTCTTTGGCAATATTTTCAACTTGTCTATCAAGTGTAATTTTTACAGCAGATGATCCATCTGTGTTTGTAATATTAACAAATCCAGTAACCTCTAAATCACTTCTTGTGTGTTTTAGTACTGTCCATGATTGTTTGTCTTTTGTAATCCAAACATGTTTTCCAATTTCAAGCTCGTCAATATTAATACTAGTAATATCGCTTCGAGATGTTACAATATATTCAACATCGTTGTTTCTTACATAGCCCGAATCTTTTGTATAGGTTGAAGTCGATGTTGTTGAAGATACGATAGTATGATCATAATCATCTGGAACTTTGTATCCTCCAGTACTAGGTATTTCAATAATTAAATCCGAACGCCCAATTGTTTTGCTTGCATTTAATTCATAAATCTGTGGTTCTAACTTATAATCTTTTTCAGTTAATTGATATTCAATTTCTGCAATATTTTCAATTGATCCATATTGTCCTAGTCTAATTGCCCATTCTTCGTATAATTCGACACTGTCGTTGTCAGCACTACTAAGTGCATCAAATAATTTTGTTACACTATTTGAAGTACCCTTTTCTTGTATAAATCCTTGATAGAATTTATATTGACTTACACTATCGGTAATAATGTTTTCTAAGTACTGTCGTTTTTGATAGCCAATCAAATGCTGTGCAAGACGTTGCTGTTCACTGTCAAAGTTATCAGTATCAAGATCATAAAAATCAGCAAATTGGTTTGCTTTGTAATCCCAATTTGGATAAATTTGAGATACAGGACGTTCATCTAATCTACGCCATTTGCTATCGTTAAATGTTTCTCCTGATGTATGATTTGCAAACGCACTATAATAAAATTCTTTATGCTTTACAACGTCACTAACTCTATAATCTGAATTTGGAACCCATTGCATAACTTTAGCTTCGTCATAAAAGAATCCCGGAATTGATAAACTACCATTCCAGCCGTCTGTTCTATATCCAACAAGTTTTATTCTTTCTTGTCTAAATCCTGCTGACTTATCATAGATTGTATCGGCAAAGACTGTTTTGTTATCAAGTAAGACAGTGTGTTCTTTTTGTACTAACGGTAATTTAATTAAATAAATCGGTCTATCAGAATCAACTGTTCGTATAGTAAACGTATTGTCGTCGTTGCGGAAGATACTTGTAACGCTGCTATCCATAAAGTTACCGCTACTATCAAGTATGTTTACATCATAAAATGCATCAAACAAATTATCAATTGTAAACTTATCACGTTTAAATTCTACTTTATTTGCAGCTGGACTTATTGCTAATACAGTTTCGTTGTCCCAATTTTGTGTTGTAAAGAATAAAAACTCTTTTACAAGTAGCAAGAAATCTTCAGGTAATCCACTTTCAGGATTTAAATTTTCAAAATTCCATCCTTGTACTTTTAGATATTCTTCGTATCCTAATAAAAAGTCAACAACTTCTTGTTCTGTTTTATAAATTGTACCATAAGGAATTGTAGTTTGATTATCTTTATCAAACATTTTTCTAATAATTGCATCTTTGCCGCCAGTTATTGGAAGTTCGGCAAGTTTAGTATATTTTTCAATCTCAAAGGTTTCTTCACTCTCGTGACTAACTTTTGCTCTATAAAAATTATTTTCAAATCTTACAATAGTACCAATAACATAAGTTTGATCAGAACTCCAATTAACAAAATCTTCACTAACGCCGCCAACATTAATTGCACTATCGCCATTACGATTCATATATGGATAAATTGTAAATGTTGGATTTAAAGTATCATATCCTCCAATAATATATCCATTTTGTGTTTTAGTAATAATTACACCTGACAATACTGCAATATCTTGTATTCCACTGGTGTTTAAAAATATTTTGTAATTTTCATCAGGAACAAATACTGTAGTTTTGTTTAGTGGGCTACGACTATCAAGTAATAATTTTAATTTTGTTTTTTCTGCAAAGCCCCCGAGTTTTACAGATAATTGATTGTCAAGTCCGTTTACTATTGTTTGATAATTTGCATACTTGCTTTCTACAGACCATTTTACGTAGTTTGCAATATAATTTACAAGTCCACTAGTGTAAACTTGTGTTGTCTCATTTGCAATACTTGGAAACACTAGATCCTTTGTAGAAATTTGTTGGTTAGTTTCTGAGTAGACATAATTTCCAGCCATATCTTTTTTGATACGACTTGCATCAAACCCAAGTCCAAATACTTTACTAGGCTGTGTTAGTGTCCAGGCTTTTAGTAATCCAAATCTATATTCACTACTATTTCTAAATGCTGATTCAACCGGTCCTTGGTCGCCGTAAGTAAAATCTTCAGACGATGCAGGTAGCAAAAATCCTTTAGCAATTCCGCTATCAAGCGGACTTTGTAGCTCGCCGCTGTCATTTACTGGAATAATACTTAATAGATTTGGCCTCATATATTTTGTTAATTGTACAGTTGCTTTGCCAGGTTCTTTAACAAACCCGTCTCTTAAATCTTGCCACAGCACTGTGTTAGAATATGTGTAAGGAGCAGGGCCGTATTGTGTTTCCCACCAGCTCGGCTTAATTGAAAACCCTAACATCTCCCATGGATGAGTATGCGGACGATCGGTATCATAATGCTGTTTAAAGATTGCTCTCCAACCGCCGGGTAGACGATTACCATTTTCGTCTACTGAATTACGATAGTTAAATGTAAACCCATTTGTGCCATCCCAATTAGTATTTTCAGTATAGTTTGGATTTCCAGCAGCACTTAACCAGCTACTAAATTCATCTAAGATCAATCCATCGATTGTTTCTTTTGTAACATTTGTATCTCTATATGTTCCGCCGATAAATTCATGTATGTTTAGATATTCAGGATTATAAGGCTGTTTACAGTTGTTGTAAATACGTTTTTCAAGTTCAAGTAATAAGTCATCTCTGTAATCGCCAAATTCAACTGTATAGCTACCATCGTGTCCTACAATAACATTTTGTGTGCCTAGTGCATTAGTAATGACAGTTCGCTCAGGAGTATATAGTGGATACAACCCTAATTTAGTAGGAGTTGGAGGAACATAACATCCGTTTGTATTTTCATATTCATATACAACTATGTCTTGTCCTACAGTTGGGTTAGTGTACTTAATGAAGCCATCTTCAAATGTATAATCAACATTGTGTAATTTTTGTTCATCATTAACATATACCAATACTGCTGTTTTACCTAATTTTGTTAAAGTAAAGTTTGAAAAACTAGTTGGTAGATATGCAGTTTCGTTGTATTCAACTGTATTTGTTGTTGCTGTTGATGCATTAATTGGAATCACATCAGATGAAAAGAAAGGCGCCGACTCTGTTTTATCTTTATTCAGCGTATTCATAATCAAATCAACATGTTGTCTTGCATCACCATGAAATCCTGTTCGAGATGCTTCGTATAAAAATGCACGTTTAAATCGGCTGTATTCTTTTGAAGCGTATTGAATAGACTTCATAATGTTTGCTTCTTTGTCAACAATATGATAAGCTGCTAGATTAAACGGTCCACTGTGTTTAACAAACTGAGTACCAAAAGAACTTTGTGTTTTTGGAAAAAGATCTCTTAGATTGGTGTTTCCAGGAGCTTGTCCTCTTCCGCTGGATCCAAGATTTTCAAGTATAGTATTAACATGCTTTGTAACCTCGCCTAGAGTAAAAGTAGTTAAATTTTCATTTAACGGATTGCTCTCTAAATTTTGAGGAATTTCATAATACCCATTTAAATTTTTAGTTGCAGCACTGTAGCATTTAAGAGTTACAATACTTTCACTTGTTAAATTTTTAAGAAATCTAACACGCTTGTAAGGCACACTATTTTCAACTACGTAATCTGTATCTTGTATCTTACGTTTTCCGTTAACATAAACTTTTACAATTAAATCAGTTAAATTATTACTATCATTAAACATATCAATGTCAAAGTTATTTAATTGACTGTTGTATTGTCTAATTACTGCTTGACGTGATTTAAATTTAGTTTTAGTCCATACATTTTTATATTCATAATTTCCATTAGGATCAAATAATTTAAAAAATCCACTATCAGTTTTTGCATTTATTTTATTTTGTATTTCGTCTTGATAATTCCAAGTATCTGTATGATAATTAAAATCAAAAACAATATCGCCAAAGTTGTTTATACTTTCGTATGCAAGCGGAAATCCTAGTTCTGTATCGTTTGTACCTGTGCCAATTCTATAAGAAAATAATTTTGTTCCTGTAAAACTCGATGCTAGATATTGTGTTTTATCGCCGTAGCTATTACCGTTGGTATCAAACAAATCAAAATGCGGCTGTTCGTTTACTTTTGTTTTTTCCTGTCCCGGTATCCATTTATTATCGTGATAGTGATACATTTTACCAGCATTAACATTACCTTGTTTTACTAATACCGTATCTCCTTGTGATGGTGTTGTATCACTAGTTTCAATTAAAGCAATTTGTCTATTTTTTACAGTGCCGGTACCAAAAAGAATAAACTTAACTTCATAAATTTTTCCGTTTACTGTTATGTCAGGATCTGCTGAAAACAACACACGCATACCGTTGGTTACTTCTACTCCGTCAATTATATAACCTCCGGAACCTTCGATTGTACTAAACGCATCTTTTGTAAATGTATCGATTAAATCAACATTTGTTTTTGCAAGATTTCCGTGATTGTATAATTGTAATCCGGCCTTATATTCAATAATTGGACGTTTAGCTCTTGCAGTTTCATCAAACTTTATAGGTAGTCCGTTGGCTACAAAACTCGATTCAATGATATCTCGGTGGAACCAACGATTGTATCTACTCCATGGATTTCTATCAGGACTAGCACGGTTAATACAAATGTAATCTTTTACTGATAAAAATGCTGATGCATCTTCATAAGGATATTTGTCAAATCCAAACTCTTCTCCGTCAAAGGGTACCTCTTTTGTAGATGTAAATGTAGTTGGAATTTCAAGGTCTTGTTCGTTTACTAATTGTATACTGCTGCCAACACCTTCAACAAAATAATACCCTGAAGCATATTTTGTAGGAGTAACTTCACCTTGAAAATAAACTTTCATACCATTACTAAGGTTTATAGTATCGTTTTCGTATGTTTCCATTCCAAGTATTTCTGTCTCAACGTTAATTTGAGAGTTTTCAACTATATTATAAAAACTAAAAATTCCAGTTAAGTTTGCATTATTTTGACTTAGATAAAATAGTGTGTCCGGTACTTCGTCTGGTACAACAAAAACAATTTTACCCTGTTCAATAAAAGTATCTTGTGTTTCAATATAAGTGCCTTCTTCATTTACTTTATATTTTGTAATACCAGTGTTATATAGTGTACTAACATTTTCAGCGTCAACTTGTAGTAAAGGATCGTTGTCAACAAAAGCAATGTTGCTTGCTATACTAAAAGGATGCCCAGGACAATCGATAACAAATTCGTATGTCTGTCCTTTGTATAACTTGATGCTCGGATTCTTTGTAATACCGTCTGGCGTAAACAAATAACTTTCGACTTGATCGTCTTGTCCTAAAACAATATTGTAAACACTGGTTGTATTTCTTGTTCGTCCTGCAATACCTACTGGTTCGGGTCCAAGCGGTAACCAAAAATATTCTCTAAAGTTTGTAAACTTATCCCAATCAATCTGCGGATCCCAGCTATAAGATTGCTGACTATTTAAAGCACTATGATTTGTACTAGCACCTTTGAATGTTTTTACCATTCCCATATAATCATTGTAGGTTGCAAAAAAATCTACATTATCAAGCTCGTCTTTGTAAACAATGCTTGATTCAAATTGATAATTTTCTCTGTCAGTTGAAATGTCAGGTAAGAAATTGTCTGTTACAACAGTCGACGGACTATTGCGTCGACCAACATATGCATCAAGTTTTTCAACAACACCCTCTGATATCATCGAGTCAATAGTTGACTGTATAAATTTTGAGTTTGTTTCGGTTCTGAAATACCTAGGAAGAAGATTTTTAGCCGAACGTTTGGTGTCGCCTACTGGCAAGGGATAATCTTGGTTTTCCATTAATAACTGCTGCCTCCGCTCGAGCTACTTGTACTTACTACTACTTCGGCTTGACTTCCAACAGTTTGTCCTGTTTGCTCAGCTGAAGTTACAATAGCACCATCTGCTTTTAATCTATCAGCTGTGATTGCTGTGATTATTTCAACATTATCAACAGTTGCACCGCTGATAAAAATTTCGTCGTTTTCACTTCTTACTTCAAACAAACTGCCAAATGTATCTGTTGCTGAATCAGGTACAAGAACAATACTATTTAAATTAGGCGCTAGTTGTTGCATAATATATGCACTTAGTTCGCTCCAATAAAAAGTATCGCCAAATTCCCAATTTTCTAAAGCAAAGAATCGATTTGTTGCTTCAATAACTTGTGTTTTGATATCTTGATCATTAACAACACGGGCAGAATTTTTTACTACCTTCATTGTAGCTTGCAATCCTGGTTTAGCTTTTTTTCCAAATAAAACTTTAAATTTAACTGGATGATATATAACTTCGTCGCTAATTGATTTAATTTTGTTGATATCAGTGCCGTAATTTCTATAAAGTTGATCGGAACTTTGAGGAAGTGGTTCAGTTTCAAGTGTGCCTGCAAGGTATTGTCTATAGTTTGTATCATATGTTTTTGTTAAAAGATATGTGTCCATAATATTACTACTACTTGGATCAATTCTAGCATTTTCATCACTAGCATGTGCATATTGGAATTTTAATCCACTACGTCCTTCGTATGCTTTATAATTAAAAACTTGTGTTCGTGTTCTGTTTGTACTATCAATTTTTAAAAATGCATCATTTGCAATTACATAATAAATTGGATTATTTGGTGTAGTTACACTAGCTGCTGCTTCAGATTGTACAACTAAAATATTTTCTGTAGTTTGATCTACATAACTATAAAACTCGTTGTCATCGTTTGCTTTTTTTACAAATACATATTTGTTAGTATCACCAACTGATATAGGTGCAACAATATCGTTAAAAATTTGTGGATTATCAACTACACCATCATCATCGCTATCAAAAAATACTACTTCAACTTTTTTACTATTTACATACCCAATGCCGTCTGTAAATTCTGCACTTACTGCCCACGGATAGTCAACTGTAAAAGGCAACAAGCCGCCGGTTGACGCTAAATCTTTATTAATGTTTAATACACTAATTTTATCTCGAACAATTTCACCGGTTTTACTGTCATATATTTTTTTACTTTTTTCAAAAAAGAATCTTACTTCATTATCGCTTTCAAATACATAACGTAGCGATCTACTTGTAATAGTGTAATCAACTCCATTTGTTTCAAATAAGAATAACCAACTTCGGTCCAATGACTGTTGTGTAGAATCTCCTGATAGTGCATACGACCATGTGTCGTTTACATTTAAGTTTTCTTGTGTTACTACCTGCCAGCGACGATTGTTAGTGTCGTATCTTAATCCTACTGTTCTGTATGCAAACAATTGGTTAACTAAAGAATTTTTAACTTCATTGATTAAATCTCTAGTAAATTTTGGTTTTACACTATTAATTACTGCACCTGCTGGAATTGCATCGTTAAGAACAATTCCGCCTAAGCCTGTTGCTGATAATTCGTTACCGCCGTTTGTAACACTTATTACCTTTGTCCAAAGATATGTTACAGCGCCTTCGTGATCTGGAAGACCTTGCATTAATTTGTTATTATCAGTTTTCATAAAATGATAACCCGATGGTGCTGTAAATTTAATTAGTGCGCCAGGCTCAATGTATCTAAAAACTCCTTCGGTAAACGAAGAAACTATATATTTAAATGCAGTAGTATCATTTTCATTATTAGCGTCAACTACAAATCCACTACTGCGATTAGTGTCCTGTGTTGTTTGCTGCCAAACAATATTTAAATCTGTATAATCTTGATCTGTAAATTGATCATAATAAAAATTGCGTGTATTTTTATCCTGCAATAATGGCTCAATTGTATTTGCTACAATTCCTTCAACATCAGTTTTTGTAACAAAACTAAATTTTGTTTTTTCTTCTTGGTAATCTTTGTAGACTACACCATCAGTGCCAAATAAATTTGTTGAACTGTACTTGCCAGTGCTATCACGCAGATCATAGTATCTATTAATGCCGCTGCTGGTTCTATTAACACTCTTTACTTTAATAATATTTTGACTTATTCCAAGAGGTCCAAGATTATAATCTTCTGCTGTAATTAAACGATTCTGTGTATAATATGTACTAGGTGCATTGTCTTTAATACTTTGTGTTGTTTCGCTACTGGATGCAGTTGCTACTGATTGTTTTAAACTACAAAGCATTGTAAGAGTTTCGTTTTTGCCATTTGCACTTATATACGGAATTGAAATTTTAATGTTTTGTACATTATTTGGAAAAATTGTATAGTCAAGATTTGCACTTGTTCTGTAGTAAGATCTAAAATTGCCTTTAGGAAGATTACCAAATACACCATCAGCAAAAATTAAATTTATGCGGTCATTTGTTCTTGATAGCACACTGTAGATATTTTTAATTTTTTTACTAACACTATTATAAATTACATTGTTGCCTTCGACAGCATCGACCTTTGTCCAAAGATCTTGTTCTTGTCCACTACTATCTAAACTATATAACCATACATCAGTATCGTTTACATTTGCAGCATCAACTTCAACTGTTTGATTTGGTGTTGGTAAATCAATTTGAAAATCGCCACGCTGCAAGCTACCTTGTCTAAAATGAATAAAAAATCCAGTGTTTGCACTGCCGGCACCTTGTCCGTTGTCTTTGTATAAAAACGAAAATTTATTTCCAACACGAGGTGCTTCTTCAACAATATCATTTTTGTCAATGTCTGCGCCAACTGCTTCAAAATCTAAATTAGTTCCGTTTATCACTTTACTAAAACTATAAACAGGAAATGATTCTGGAGATGAATTAATATTATATTTTTCAGTCGGAATACCGCCAACAATAGCTGATTTTCTTGGAGATCCAAATTGGTTAGTATCAAGCATACTTGCATTAAGTGCTTTAATAAATTGATCATACCAATTTTCGTTTGTTTGATCATTCCATTTAATTGATCTACCTGATAGGTTAGTACCTGTTGTATCCGATACACTTTCAGTTGTAGTAATACTATCAACTTTTAAAAATCCAGCAGCTGGTTGATTTCGAGTTACATTATAACTAATTAAACGAGCTAGTCTAAGAACACTTTCTCTGCGCTCAGCTAATTCAATAAAGTTTTCTCTTGCATTTAAATCAACTCGGAAACTAATGTTTTGTCCAAGAAATGCAATTAGATCAATTAATGAAAGATATTCACTACTTTCAATATAATCGTTAAAATCTTCTGGATAATTTTGTCTAATATAATTAACCATTGTTCGACGTAGATTGTCAAAGTCGTAACTTTTGAAATCTGCATACTTGAAACTCTGGTATATTTTCTGCCAGTCTTCGGCTAATAAAAGTCTATTTTGTCTATCGGTTGCAGACATGATTACATTCCTCGGCTAATACTATATTTATGTATATTAAAATGTACGCACATTAAAGTATGGCGTTTGACTGATTGTCAAATTTTAAAGTCATTTGTTCACTGATGTTATATTCAATGTACGTAAGCTCTGCATATATTTGTATACCTGATTCGTATGCATCAACAATAATATTACTTGCATTTACTCTTGGATCATAATTTACTATTTGGGTTACATTATCAAGCACTGCTTTTTTAATCGAGTCGGTCATTGGTTCAAATAGTACGTCCCAAATTATAGTACCAAAGGTTGGATTCTCAAGTTTTTCACCAATTCGAATATGAAAATGATTTAATATATCTTGTTTGATTAATTCTATATTTCTTAATTTAAAATTTTTATCTTCGGTGTTGACTGTGCTCAGTCCTTTGTAGCTTTTATCTACCAGAGGCTGATTCATAGTCTTAGGTGACGTAATTTTTAAATTTTTATAAAGATTTTTCTCTAGTGTGCTCATATTGTATTTACCCTATAAAGCTGAGTCTGTTTTAAAGACGTTTGTGTTTTGTGGCTGGGGAGGTTGGTTATTTTGAACTTCAACTAGAGGTAAATCAAAACCTGCAGGAATGTCCCAGTTTCTACGAATTTGATTTACATAAAGTCCTGATTGCCCAGCAGGGCGAAAAATAGCAAAGTTACTTAATTTGTAATTATTTGCCTGATTGCCACCAAATACTTTTATTTTGTTGTTTGCAGGATCTATACTGTGTACAAAACAGATATGCCCTTTACTAGAGTTTTCTCTACGTGTCATTACACACAAATCGTATTTTCTAATTTTTGTAAAATCTCGCCAGTCAATAGATCTGCCATAACGCAAATAAGATTGACTACCTACTCCTGGAACATTGTGCTCTTGTCCTGCTTTCCAAAGTACCCAGGTAGCAAATCCGCCGCACCAAGGATAATTGTTTCCGTCGTTTGGCATTGTTCCTCCTCCAGCAACTCCCCATGCTTCTGCAATCAA